CATTGGCATAGCGGCCGGCATACGGCCCTAGCGCCGCGCACTGGTCGGCGGTGTTGATGTCGCGCAGCGCGAAGTAGCCGATGCCCACGTTGAGCTGGCCCAAGCCGCTGGCTGTGCCGCGAAGCGAATCGCGACCCAGCGCCGTGTTGAACTGCGACGTGCCGCCCAGGCCCGCGTTCGACCCGGACGAGTTGCCGACGAAGGTGTTGCCGCCCTGCGTCGTGACATTGAAGCCGGCGCTATAGCCGAGGAGCGTGTTCTGGATGCCCGTCGTGATGGATTGGCCGGCATGCGTACCCGCGCCGACGTTTTCATAGCCGGTTGTCAGCGTCGTGAGCGAATAGGTGCCGACGGCAACATTTCGGCGGCCGGTTGTGCAGGAGTACAGCGACTGGTAGCCCACCGCAGTGGAGGCATAGCCGACGTTGTTGTTGAACGCTTGGTAGCCAACGCCGGTGCTCTGGTCGCTGGCGCGCAGAAGCGGGACGGAGCCGTCCGTGACGACGCCACGGTTGGTCGCGTTCCAGTTCGCCGGGCTGCCAAGCGAGCCGTCTGCGGTGTTGTCGGTGTAAGTAGTCGTCGTGTTGTCGCTGATCTCGACCAGGAAGCGGTAGTCCTTCGGATCGGTCGGAGTGGCGGGCGTGCGATAGATGCGGCGTGCCGTCGTGCCGGCCGGGCCGATGGGGATGGAGGTGAGGTTGACCTGCTGCGACGACGGATTGACGACCGTTGCCGTGCCGGGCCAGGGGGCGGTTTCACCCTGCGCCGTGACGAAGGTGACGGTGTAGTAGTAGGCGCCTGTCAGGCTGCCGGCCGCACCTACGGCGCTGGTCGGCGTGCCGCTCGATGCCGCAACCTGGTCGCCCACCAGCTTGGAAAGCCCAGCCCCTGACACCAAGTATTCGTCCTGGTCGGTTACCGGGTTGCGGTACCCGATCAGTTGCCCGGCCGCGTTGACGATGTGGCGCACGCCGTTGACGATTCGACCGTCCATAGTCTCAGTCCTTCAGAAAAATGGGCCGCACAAAGGCGGCCCATTGGCAACTGCTTGCCGGAAAACTTAGGCCAGGTCCGACCCGCCGCCCGCGAGCTGCCCGGCCTTCTGCTTGACGGCCGCTTGCGCATCCTTTGGCTTCAGGTCGCCGACTTGCGGCTTGGGCTTGCTCAGACGCGCGTCGCCGACCGGGGCCGCCCACTTGGGCAGATCGCGCGGCTTGCCGTCGACGCCCACCGGGTTGAACTTGAACTGCGTGCCGGGCTCGATCAGGCGGCCCATCGCGAAGCCGCGCTCGACGGCGACCAGCGTGATCGGCTCGGTGCTCTTCGGGTCGCTCATGATCAGGCCACGTTGTCAGCGTAGGCGCGGTACAGCGCCGGGTCGCTGGTCAGGAACGCGTTGATCTTGCCGGCGGTGACGTTGGCCGTCGCGACGGTCTCCCACAGGCCCAGGTAGCGTTCGTAGCTGCCGCTGGGCAGCTTGACGGCGCAGACCAGGTAGCCGGCCACCAGCGAGGCTACGGGGATCGCAGCCGTCGAGTAGTGCACCGTCTTGCTGGTCGCCAGATCGGCCGTGCTGTCCGAGCAGAGCTCGAACTTCGTGGTGCTGGTCGCACCCACGAAGGTGGTGTCGACCTGGATCACGAGGTACAGGTCGGACCCTTCGAGGTCGACCGTGGTGTTCGGGTTCGTGGTCGACGGCTTCAGGTCGATCACGTCGCCGATGATCGCGTTGCCGACGGCCAAGATGGCCGACGTGGCGTCGCAGAACTCGGTTCGTTCGTCGAGGATCATGGTGCTTTTCCTTTCGGGCGGGGCTTAGATGCCCGATTCGGTGGACAGGATCTGATCGACGCGGCGGATCGGGACGCCGCGGAAGCGGGTCACGAACTTGCCCTGCGCCTCTTCCTGCGTCTTGAACTGCAGCAGGGGCATGTTGTTGCTCTGCAGGTCGAACGCGTCGAGCGAGTCGCGGTTCATGTAGATCGCCGGCCGACCCATGTTCAGGTTCGGGATGCGGCGCAGCGCCTTGGCGAGCATGTCGGCCAGCACGGGGCCCGTGGCGCCGGACTTCACGATGTCTTCGAGGTCGTAGTTCACGCGCACGACGTAGCGCCAGTCGCGCACCACCATGCCGGCATCCCAGCGGTAATGCGTGCGGTACGCTTCCATGCGACCGCCGGCACCGTCGACGTTCTCGATCGTGACCTGGCCCTTGTCCTGGATCTGCAGGCCGGCCTGCGAACCCTTCGGGTAGATCATGTGGCAGGTGTTCGGACCCCACACGACCACCCACAGCGACGTGTTGTCGGTACCGTCCGGCGTCGCGGCCGAGGTCAGGATGTTCTCGCCGTTAACCGCGGACTGGTCGTTGAAGCGCGGGGCCAGGCCGGTGAAGCCTTCGGGCTCGGTGGCCTCGTTGCCGTAGATCATGTAGCGGGCCAGCTTCTGGCCGAAGCCCTCGATGATCGCGCTCTCTTCCGACAGGCGCCACGCGGCGCTGTTGCCGTTCAGGTCGGCCAGGGCCTTGTCGACTTCGGCGTAGTTCTCCAGCATGCCCAGGCCTTCGCGGACCTTGACGCTGGTGCTCTTGGTCGGCTGGACGCCGCCGTACAGCTTGCGCCAGGTGGGCTCGGGGATGCCGGTGCGCACGCTGGTCGTGTGGCCGGTCAGCTCGTTGGCTTCGAGGAAAACGGCGTCGTCGAGGATTTCATTGGTCTGCGCCAACATCTCGATGACCGGGATCACGTTGCCCTTCGAGTCGAGGCGCGACTTCAGGTCGAGCAGCGTCGGGTGGGTGGTAGCGAGGGTGGTCATTGCGGTGGCCTTTCAGGTCACGGGTTCATGTTCGACGCGCTGTAGATGCGCGTGGCGGGGCTCTCAGGCGTCGTGTTCTTGCCGCCCGGCACGAACGAGTCTTCGCTGATCGCCTTGCCCACCTTCACGAGACCGCGGATCAGCTCGGGGTGGTTCCCCAGGCCGACCTTTTGCAGTGCGGCGATGGCGTCTTTGCTGAAGAAAGCACCGAGAGCCTTGTTCGCGACGGCGAGGTTTTCGGCCAGCTTCTCGCCGCCGATCTCCTTGTCCGCGCGCACGGCAGCCGCCCAGGTGTTCGCGTCCTTCAGGCCGAGCTTGTCGAGGGTCGCCGCTTGCGTTGCCGCAACGGTCTTCTCGATCAGCTTCGGCGCGAAGTCGATCACCTTCTGCGCAGCCTCCTGCGGCAGGTCCAGTTCCTTCAGCACGGGCGTGAACTCGCCGAGCAGTTCGGCGTCGAGTTCGTAGCCCTCGGGCATCGTGAAGGCTTCGTAGGCCTCGGGCGCGCCGGTTGGCTTGTCGCCTTCCTTTGCTTCCTCGGTCTTGGCTTCAGTCGTGCCCTTGCCGTCATCGGCTGCGCCGGCAGACCCTTCGGTCTTCGTCGCGTCAGCCGCCGCACCTTCCGCAGTTTTGGTCGCGTCGGTGGTTGCCTGTTCACCCGTGGCAGCAGTGGTTTCTTGGCCGCTTGTGAGCAGAGATTCGGGAGACGTGGTGTCCATGGCGCGAAATTGTGGGATCACATCCGCGCGCTAAGTGCACGCCGTTTAAGCGCCTGCTTTCTTGCGCAACTCTTGCCCCTCGTTGACCATGCGCAGCCACTGCTCGGGCGTGTGCGCGAGGATGTTCGCCTCCAGCATCAGGCCGACATTGCGCTGGCCTTCAAGGAAAAACGTCTGCGAGTTGCCGGTCATGCTGGTGCGGCGCACGCCGCAAAACTCCAGCCACGACCACATCAGCCGCCGGCCGCGCGGGTCTGCCATCAGCCAAGCCATGTCCTCGCGCTGCTGCTCCTGCGCGATGAACTTGCGCCGGTCGGCGTCCTCGCGTTGCTCGCGCTGGGCGAACGGGTCGTGCTGCTCGCTCATCGCCCCATCCCCGGGATGCTGTAGCCGCTGAAGGCCGAGGCCGCGCTCTGCATGCCCTCGGGGTCGGCCTGGCTCAAGTCCTTGGCCGCGCCGGCCATGTCCTTCATCGCCGGCGCCATCGCGGCGAGCTGCGCGACCTGTTGCTGCTGGGCCTTCTGCTTGCGGATCAGCGCGACCTTGTCGTCGGCCACGATCAGCGAGGGGTCGACGCCCAGCATGTCGCTGTAGGCGTCGACGGCCTGGTCCGGGTCGAGCTTGTCGACGGCCTGCGGCCAGATGGCCGACATCGAGGCGATCGTGCCGATGACCCGGTCGACGGCTGCGGTGCCGACGGCACGCTGTGCTTGCGCCAGCGTGCTGATGAACTCGATGTCGAGGTCTTGGCCATGCAGTTCGGCGGGCGGCTCCAGCGGCATGCCGGGCGCGAACAGGCCGGCCCGCATCATCTTCGCGAACGTGATCTCGACGAAGGGCTGCAGCATCTCGGTGTGAAGGCTTTCCAGCACCGGGCCCAGCATCAGCAGCTTCTCTTCGTGCCGCTCGGCGATCTCGCGCGCCGTGACGTTGCTGCGCGTGTCGTTCGCCAGCATCTTGAACAGGTCGACGAAGAAGGCCTTATTGATGCGGTCGCGCACATCCTGGATGTCGAGCAGCAGGTGCTGCAGGTTCAGGTTCACCTCGAACGCCGAGCGGACGCCGCCGGTTGGGCTGTTCACGTCCACGTACATCACGCCGCCGGGCAGCCGGTCGATGTCCTGGTTCTTGTAGGCGATCGGCACCTGCAGCGGTGGCTCGACCTGGTAGTCGATGGCCGTGCTCTTCTTCAACTGCTCCTGCTGAAGCTGCTTGATCGAACCCAGCGCGATGGCCGCCGGCCAGCGCGAGGCATAGGTGTCGTCGCCGTCGACCAGCCAGCGCGGGCAGATGGCGGGGAACTCCTTGAACCCCGACTCGCGCAGGTATTTCTGCTCGCCGTCGCGGCCCATCTCGAGATAGCACGACTTGAACGCCATGTTCTTCGCGTCGTGCTTGCTGTAGTCGCGGTCGCGTCGCGGCTCGATGGCGTGCAGTACCGGGACCGGGGCGTCGTAGCTGTGCTTGTCCCACAGGTTGCGCACGGTCTGCGAGCAGTTCTCCAGACCGAACTCGCCGACCAGTTGGCCGACGGTCTTGGTCATCGTGCGGTAGACCGTGTCGGCCTGGCCCAGGTGGTTCAGGCCGATCGCGTACTGCCCGAACGCGAGCGGATAGTTGTGCAGCACGTTCTGGTAGTTGTCGACCACGATGTTCGCGCCGACGCCGAAGCCGCCGAGCTGGCCGTAGGTGCTGCGGAACGCGCGGTAGGTGTTCGACTTCGCGAAGATCTGCAGCATCTTCAGCGTGACCTTCGACAGCCAGGCCTTCACCGGCGCGAACTCCATCAGGTCGCGGTCGGGCGTCGCGAGCTTCACCCACGGCCGCGCCGGGCTGGTCATGCCGGCCATGAGGCCCGCTTCGAGCACGCCGTGTGCGAGCGTGCCGGTCTCGTCAATGATCGAGTTGTAGCTGTCGCTGCCGCCCTTGTTGCGGTCGCTCGTGTCCAAGCGCACGGCCCGCGGCAGCAGGAAGTCGGCGATGTCCTGCGCGTGCGAGTCGTAGCTGCTGCGGTCGTTCCACAGCGAGTTTTTCCGCTGCAGCATGCGCTGCTGCGGCGTGCGGGGGTCGGTGTTCTGGTTCATTTGGGGCCCGTGGCCGGGTCGCCGCCCAGCAGGCTGGACGCGCCGAGGTTCAGCTGCGCCGCGGTGATGCCTGAACTGCCGGTGAGCATGGTCGAGCCTGTGGGCATCGACACGCCACCGCCGCCGGCGTTGCGCCGCTTCAGCGGTGTGGTGTCCGGCGCCTTGGCCGCTTGTGGCGGCGGAGGCGGCTTCGGCGCGTCGGGGATGTCGCTACCACCCAGGCACATGGTCAGCCGCCCAGCAGGCTGGACCCGCCGAGATTGAGTTGTGAGCGCTCGACGCCCGAGACGCCGGTGAGCATGGTCGAACTGCCCGCGAGCCCTGCCGACGTGTTGCGCCGCTTCAGCGGTGTGGTGTCGGGGGTCTTGGCGCCTTGCGGCGGCGCGGGCGGCTTCGGCGGAGGCGGCAAGGGCTTCTTCATCACGAGGTGAAGCGGATCGAGCTTGCCCTTGTCCCCCGTCACGAGTGCCGCGGTACCGGGATCGAGCAGACTGTTCACCCGGCCGATCGCGTTGTCACCGAATCCGAGTAGCGTGGCTGTCGATTTTGATCCTGTGCACATCGCAATGGGGGTTATCGAAGACGGTTCTTCGCAAACGGATTGTGTTGGCGCCGACTTGCGCTATGTGCACCCCGTGCCAGAAGGGGATCGCGGATGTGTTTGCCTACGGGGTGGGCGAAGGTCAGCGCCAACGCGTCACCAAGGTCAGGCGACGGCAACCCGCGCTTCTTGATGTCGTCCTTCGGCTCAAGGATCACGCGGTTCGACGGGTCGTACCAGTAGACCGGCGCGGCCATGTCTTGCTTGAGCGCGGGCTCGTTGGGGATCGCACCGCCGCCGCGCAGCCAGTCGCGCATGCCGAACCACATCTCGGCCCGCTTGTTCGCGTAGTGCGGGTCGGACGGCTTGCCGCCGAAGTTCACCTCGATCACATCCAGGCCCAACTGCCGCACGCGGTCGATCACGCCACTGCCGTTGCCCGCGTCGATGAACACGGCGTCGGGCTCCCAGGCCTCGATCTTGGACGCCACGCGGGCCGCGAGCTGCATGTTGTCGATGCCCTGGAAGATCAGTGGCTCGAAACACTGCAGGCCCTGCCTGGGCATGATCACGCTGCGGTCATCGCCGAAGCGTGCCGGGTCGACGCCGAGGATGCGCGGGGCGTGCTCGATGTCCTTGAACAGGTATTCGCGGCGCGATGCGTCCTCGGCCTCGGCCAGGCTGATCAGTTGGTCGTCGCCGGCCGCAGTGAAGTCGCACAGGTACTCGCGAGCGAAGTAGGTCTCGCTCATGTCGCGCTTGAGGCGTTCAACCTCGTCACCGTCCAGCGCGTCGGTGTCGTAGACCGTGTAGCGCGCGGCGTGCCAATCGGGCAGCGACTGGGCCTTGTAGTACAGGTCCGAGAACAGGTTGAGGCCGCTGGGCGTGCCGATGAACAGCGCCCACCCTTTGCGGTCCGACAGCGCGGGCTGCACGATGGCGTTCCACACCTCAGGCTTGATCTGCGCCACCTCGTCGATCACCACGCCGTCGAGTCGCACACCGCGCATGCCGTCGGGGTTGTCGCCCCCGTAGATGCGGATCATCGTGCCGTTGTGCACGAAGCGCACCGACAGTTCGGACTCGTTCACCTCGGCGCCGCCGGCCATGACGATCGGGTCAATGCGCTTCTTCAACCGCGCCCATGCGATGGTCTTGGCCTGCTTGAGGAACGGGGCGATGTACAGGAACAGGCCCAGGTCTTTGTCGAAGCGCAGGGCGTTGTCGACCAGTTCCATGATCGCCAGCTCGGTCTTGCCGGCGCGGCGGTGCAGCGCCAGCACGGTGAAGCGCTTGCGCTGCAGATGGCACAGGCGCTGCCAATCGCGCGGCCGGTACTTCAGGTCGATTGGTCGCACAGCAGCGTCTCGTCGAAGTGGTTGTACTTGGCGAGGTTTTCTTCCGCCACGATGACGCGCAAGTTGTAGTGCACATGCAGCCCGCACACGTTGGGGTTACGCAGTGGCACGATGTGGTCGACGTGGTAGTCCTCGCCGGTGATGTCGCGCATGAACTGCGCGAGCTTGTACAGGTCGTTTATCTTCTGAAGGTCGGCCCACGGCGGGCATGCGCGCTTGCTGATCGCGCGACGCTTGACAACATCGGAGTACCGCTTGCCGGGGTTATCGCGCTTCCACTTCTCACGGCTCGCCCGCGACTTCGCCCGGCAGCCCCCCACTGCGGCGACGATACCTACCGCATGCGTGTAGCGCTTGTAGTGGCGTTGGTTTCTGTACGCCTTTGCCGCCGACAGAATCGCCTCGCGCGTGCGCTCGTAGGTCGCTCTCTGGGCCGCCGCGTAGCGCTCGCTGTTCGCAAGCCTATTTGCCTTCGCACGGGCTTTGTACGCCTCCGCGTTGGCCTCGTAATGCGCTCGCTTATCGGCCTTCAGCTTCTCGCGGTTTGCGGCTCGCCACGCGGCGGCCTTCGCCGGGTCGTCGTACGGCATCAGACCAAGTCCTCGCCTGGTGTCGGCACGCCGGTCACAACCGTCAGGCTGAAGCCCCCCTCGTGCTCGACCGTCTGCCTCTCGCCGTAGCGCTTGGGCGCCAGCTTCGAGAGGTACCACTTGCGGGCGTCAACTCGGAGGCGGTTGCGGGCGATGGTAGCCGCGTCCATCACCACATCGGTCTGCTCGCCCTGGTGCACGACCTTGGCGCCCGATTCGTCGCTGATTTCGAGGATGTCGTCGGCCAGTACATCGAGGCCCTCGTCCCTCGCGCGCGCATATTGGTCCGCGAAGCCATCGGTGTTCTGCGTGACCCACTTCGACACGGTAGACCGGGCCGGCATGTTCTCGTCCCGGCAGATGGCGCGCAGCGATTCGCCTTCAGCGAGTCGGCGCAATACGGTGTCGGCAAGCTCTCGGGTGTAGATCGCGGGGCGTCCCATGTCGTGCTCGGATTGTTGGGCCATGGCCTGAATTGTTCCGTCGCAATCCCGCGCTATGTGCACTCGACGACCCGCTTCCACCGCACCGCAGGCCGCGCCCTCACCTTGCCGTCGTGGATGCCCTTGATCAGCGACTTGCTCACCTCGAACTTCTCGGCGATCCAGGCATAAGACAGTTGCTTCTCGTTCAGCACCCGGTGCACGAAGCCGCGGGCCAGGCCGACCTTCGTGTACTCGGCGAGCAGCAGGTCGCGGGCCTCAAGCAGGGACTGGATCAACTCCACATCGTGATCGGTCAGCTTGGCCCGGCCATGGCTCTCGCCCATGCGTTTGCCGTTCTCGTTGATTGCTACAAGTTTCATGCGGCGCCCCGCGGCGCGCGGAAATTTGCGCATTGAAAGTCGGCCACCGTCCGAGTGATCGAACGAGCTTTTTTCAGCAGAAAAGGGGCAACAAACCCCCGTGCAACTGCAACACAACAACAACTCCTAAAGGGTTGTTGTGTTGTGTTGCCAGTTTTCGGACCACGCAACAGCAACAAAAGTGCAACGTTGCAGCCGTGTTGCAGTGTTGCAAACCCAATCCGCGAATCTTTGCTTGAAGTTTTCAACACGTTGGCCCCCTTCAAACGATCGAAAGGCTGTCGCCTTCAAGGAAGTACGGCGCCGAATCGCCTTCACACAGTTCCAGGACCGCGCGCCTGCACCGCTGTTTGCGGGTGTCGCGCTTGCCGTCCTCGGGTTCTGGCAAGCGTTTTGCAGCCGCCTCGATCACGGCTTTCAGTTCGATGCCCGAGGTCTGCGACTCGGCGATCTCGCTGACCACCTCGATCACGGCCTTGGTGACCGGCCCCGCCCGCTTCAGGGCCTCACCCACCTGGCCGGCTGCAGGCAACTCGGCCTCGATGACCACGCAGCTCGTGATCACGTCGCCGTCGGCGTCCGCGCCGATGGGCAGCGGCTGCAGGTCGAACCCGAACTTCATGTCGTCCTCGCCGTCCTTCTGCTTGCTGGTGCGCAGCATCCGACCGCCCACGCCGCGCGTGATCTCGATCTCGGCGTCGGCCGCAGCCTTGAGCCCTGACCAGCCCCGCGCGCCGCGCGCCGCATCCTTGCCAGCGTGGTGGACGAGCATCACGACCGCGCCGGTGTGTCGGTGGATGCCCTTGCAGTGGGCGAGCGCCTTGCCCATGTCCTCGGCGGCGTTCTCGTTGGCGCCAGGCGTGGTCTGCGCGAAGGTGTCGACGATGACCACGTCCGCACCGCCCCACGCGGTGATCGCCTTGCACACGTCGAGGGCGTCGTCCTTCTGCAAGAGGTTCGGCGCAGCGTGGATGACGCCGACGCCCAGATCCTTCGGGGAGATCTTGTTGTGCAGGCAATAAGCGGCCATGCGGTTGCGGAAGCCGCCCGCGCCCTCGGCTGCGATGTAGACCACGCGGGACTGCTTCACGCGGTGGCCGCGCCACCCGACGCCACGGTCGAGCGCGCCGGCCATATCGAGCGCGACGAAAGACTTACCCGCGCCCGACTCGCCGAACAGCACCACGAGCTCGGCCTTCGGCAGGATGCCCTTGATCAGCCACTCAGGGGGCGGCCGGCCGGTGAACTCGTCAGCGCTGATGACCTTGAACCGATCAGCCTTGGCCTGCGCTGCGGCGATGCTCTCGGGCGTGTCGGGGATCACGTCGAAGTCGTCGGCCGCCTCGAGCGCGGCGATGTCGATGCGGGCGCCGTTGGCGTTCGCCATGCGCACGAGCGCTTGGGCGGTGGTGGGCGACTGGCCGCCACGTCCGAAGCTATCCCAGCGCGTTTGCAGCGCCTCGGTGCCCGGGTAAGTGCTGCCGGTGCTGCTCCACTGGTCCCACAGGGCGAACCCCTGGCCGCTGGTCTCGTGATGCAGCGCCATGCCCACTCGCAGCCAGCCCTCATGCGGCATGGACGGGTCCAGCACGTCGAGCGCTTCCTGCAACTGGTCTTGGGTGAGCCCGAGCGGTGGCGTGTCGCTGGTGGCCTCGGGCGTGTCGACGGCCTCGCGCTGGAAGCGCTGGGCGCAGTAGGCCAGCAGTTCGGGCGACGCCTCGGCCACGGTGGCCGCGCTGTCGGTCAGCTCGCACACGGGCAGCAAGCTGCCGGTGACGGTGGTGAAGCCCTTGCTGCTGAACGTCTCGAACCCGAACGGCTTGCCGTGGGCGTCCTTGCGGTTGCCAAGCTGGCCGATGACGAACGCGCGGACGCCGCGGCCCGAGGGTGACAGTTCGGCGTAGGTGCCCGCGACCAGACGCTCGACATCCGGGTGCACGCGGCCCGCGGTCACGCAGTTGTCGAAGTCGAGGGCCGTGACGCCCCACTCGGGCATCGGCGCGAAGCCGACGCCCCAGCCGCGGGCCATGGCGACCTTGATCGCGTCGGCGTAGGTGACGAGGCGGGCCCGGTCCTCGGTGCTGCCCTGCCGGCCGCGGCGCTTGCTGCCGTCGGCGTAGACCGGCACCTTGCGGGCCTTGGGCTCGCCGGGCAGGTGTTCGAACTTCCAGCAGAGCCAGCCGTGGAGATCAGCCAGCGCTGCGGGGATGCCGAT